CTAATGGGCGTAAGGGATCGCGACCATAAGATGGAAGCCGATGAAGTCGTACCGGAACGGATCTGGCGTTTAACGATGCACTACCATGACTTGATCTATATCAAGTATTACTGGGAGAGTATCGGGCAGCAAGCTCCACAGACCTTTCTCGAAGAGATGGAGCGAACGAATAAGAGGCTCCATGAGTATCTCGAAGTAGAACGGAATCAGGGTGGGGCATATCACGAAGCGGGATTAAAGGAGAAGATAGATGAAGCAAGGAAGAGCAGGTAAGGAAGTGACCTTTCACAAGGTCGCTCATCCAAGTACGAAAGCCGTTGACCCTGGCGGGGCAGACCAGCTTGGTCAGGCAATGGCTGATAAGATGCGTGAAGGACATCATGTTCCGGGGAATTCGGCGGAACGGTTGTTCATGGGGAGGGGATATGAAGGACCAAAGCCACCTGCACAAGCTGCTGGTCCTGGTGGTGGAAGAGTTGTGCATAAATCTGGAAGTCAAGGGAGACACTAATGTCAGTCGATTGGAACAAAGCATACCTTCTACTGGATGTGGTGGAGAAGAGTTTCGGCCATCCACAACTGAAGCTATTGCACGATGAGGCTTTACAAGAGCTTCAGGAAATGTGCGATGAGATTACTGCCGATCAGCCGAAGCCACAACCGACAGCGGCGGCAGCGAAGACACCTGAAAGGAGAATGTGATGGCGAGAGAAATCCTTGGGGAATATGGACCCGAGCGTAGCACTGGTCCTGCTTCACGTCCTGGCGGTGTTATGAGAGCAAGGGACGTGATGAACTACAAGCCACCGCAAGGCCCAACGAATATCAATGATCCGAAAGGTCCAGGGTTGCATGGCCATGACTGCGGTAACATGAATAGGCCAACGGTAGATCGTGACGATACTAGCGGTAGCGCTGGCCTTCACGGAACCAATAAGGGCAACGATGGCTCACAGAGATGACAGTAGAGGTCGATATCGTCAATCGTGCTCTGCAAATCATCGGAACGCGAACAACAGTAGCATCCCTTACTGAGCAGAGCAACGAAGCGATCCAGGCGAACATAATCCTGGAGCCATTGCGTGACGCCTTGTTACGCATGGCTCCATGGAATTGTGGGACTATTTACAACAATCTGGTGCTGATAACAGCAACGCCTGGAACGCCAGAGAATCCAAGTGTAGGACCACAGACAACGTGGCAGAGGGGAATTCCACCGCCACCGTGGGCATACGAGTATCAGTATCCAGTAGATTGTCTGAGGCCAATCTATATCATACCACAATTCTCTACCGGGTTTGCTTCAGGTATTCCGATTACTACGGCTGTAACCGGCGCAGCTCCGGCCTTTTGGCTTGGGCCACCGCAGAAGTACAAGGTCGCGGTCGATCAGTTCTTTATGGTTCAAGCGGCAACGGTTGCTAATTCTGGAACCAATTATCAGGTTGGCGAAGTTATAACCTTAGTTGCTCCACCGCCAGCCACACCTCCATCTTTAGGAATTCCTATCCCTGGCGGTGCTCCGGCCCAGCTTGTAGTTCTAACGACTGGAGTTGGACAAAGCGTTGCTACGGTTGGGGTTGTACCCCAGATCATTGGAACAGCTGCACTAGCTCTTGGAGGAAGCTATCTCCATAACCAACAGGTGCAACCGATTGGACAAGCATCTTCGACGAACTTTGGAACAGGCGCAACCTTTAATTTGACGTATAGCTCGGTAATTCCAAATCAGGAGCAAAGGGTCATTCTAACCAATCAGGAGTTCGCTACCCTTTGTTATGTTCGACAGGTCCAGAACCCAAACGTAATGGACGAGAACTTCCTTGAAGCTTGGGCTGGAATAGTTGGGGCAAGACTGGCAATTCAGCTTACTGGCGATAAGGCAATGGCGAATATGGGCGTTGCCCTCGCCAATAACCTGATTACTGAGGCAAGAAAAGCAGATGCAAACGAAGGATTGACTATTAATGATGTGACGCCGGACTTTATCCGAACTCGTGGGATCTATTATCCAACTTGGGAGATAAGTCCGAATATCCAGTTTGATTGGGGACCGATGTTTGCGAGCTATTAATGGCCCAACCAGTTATTCAACATGCCTTTAATACTGGCGAATGGGCACCGGCGCTCAACGCTAGGGTGGATCTTCAGAAGTACCACCGTGGCGCGGCAACAATGCGGAACTTTTATGTCGATTACCGTGGAGGTGCTAGCACTAGGACTGGAACTAAATTTGTTGCTCAGGTAGGTCTTCCGGGCTTCGCGGTCAGGTTGATTCCATTTCAGGCTTCGTTCGAAATCTCGTATGTTATTGAGTTTGGGAATGGGTATATTAGGTTTGTAAGCAATGGCAATTTGGTCTTAGAGAAGGCTCTTCCTATAACCGCTGCGACAACGACGAATCCGCTTACCGTAACGGCTACTGGAGCCGGGAGTCCATATACCCTTCCGGACGGTACTGTCGTTCCTGCTTACCAAGCCGGAGACAATATTATCATTACTGGCGTTCAAGGAATGACTCAGCTTAACGGACGCAATTTCTTTGTTGGCGGTGTGGCTGGCGATGTCTTAACCTTGTTTACTCCGGACACTCAAACGAATGTGGATGCTACCGGATATACTCCCTTTACCAGCGGAGGAACCACACAGCGGATCTATAAGCTCGCCTCTCCATACTTGTCGAGTGAATTGGCGTTAATCAAGTATGCTCAAATTGTTAATCAGCTTATACTTTGTCACCCGAACCATCCGCCTATGATGCTGACTCTTATCTTGGCGACGAAGTGGACACTTACTGGTATAACATTCGGATCGACTGTAGGAGTACCAACGGGAGTAGCGGTTGCAACGACGAGTGCTGGAACAGTTCATTATGCGTATGTAGTGACTTCTGTCGATTCTAATGGTCAAGAAAGCTCTCCTAGCTCGCCTTATGCAACGGTGTCCGCGGCCGATATGCACACTACGCAACTAACCAACACGGTCACTTGGACGCCTCCTGTGCAGACCTCGGCTTTTCCGGGCGTTCCAGTGAGCTATAATGTCTATAAAGCTAATGAATCTTATGCAGGGGCGGTGCCATTAGGAAGTCAGTTTGGTTTTATTGGGAATGCTACTAGCACAACGTTCATAGACTCAGGGACTCCACCGAACTTCGAGCTTAGCCCTCCTGTCATTGCTACTGCGGCCGGTAGCATTTCTTTGGTCAACATTACCGCTCCCGGCTCATATACAGTAGTACCAACGATGACCGTGCCACCGCCAGCATCGGGAACGCAAGCGGTATTTCAACCTTGGTTATCAATTTCCCTTGCAGCAGGGGCACCAACTGTCGCGGGTGGTGCTGGTGGAAGCGTCAACGGTGGTTATGTCGTTGGACAAGCCGTTAACTTTCCTATTCCTGGTTCTACTATTCCGGTAACTTTGGTTGTTGCTTCGGCGGTTGTGATTGGTGGGATTAGTTATGTTACCGCTTGGAACGCCGTTAATTATCCAGGTGCCTCTGCTGGTCAAACGTTTGCTAATCCACCTCCGAATCCAATTCAAGGTCATGCTGGCTTCTCCAATCAATTTGCCTATGCTAACGTTGTTTGGGGCGTTGGTGGAGCGAACATAACGGTTGCTGGCTCGGGCTATGTTGTTGGGGCTCCTCCAGCCGTTACCTTCACTCCTGCTGGAGCAACGGCGACTGCGGTTGTTTCTGGTGGGACTTCTGGCGGTGTCGATCCACTTAGCCTTGGCAATCCAACTGTCCCAACTTTCTTTCAGCAACGGCTCTATCTAGCTGCACCGCCGCAGGGAGTTCAAACATTCTTTGGGAGTCAACCGGGAAGCTTCTTCAACTTTAATGTTAGCAATCCAATTCAAGCTGACGATGCTATTGAAGGCTCGATTGTGTCTAACACCTTGAACACGATTCGGTCTATGGCTGCAATGCCAACCGGCTTGATGATGCTCTGTGACCGCCAAGCTTTTCTTCTGGATGGTGGATCGGCTGGATCGCCTGTTACGCCGATTGATGCCGTTGCCCATTCTGAAGCATACAATGGTGTTTCGGACATTCCGCCGTTACTGGTTAACTACGATATCCTCTACGTTCAATCTAAGGGATCTATCGTCCGTGATTTAACCTTCAACTTCTACACTCAGATCTATACTGGAACCGACATCTCGGTTCTTTCAAGTCATCTGTTCTTCGGCAAGCAAATCAAGGAGTGGGCTTGGGCAGAAGAACCATATAAGGTTGCTTGGGCCGTTAGAACCGATGGGATCATGCTTTCACTGACTTTTCTTAAGGAACAGGAGGTTGTTGGTTGGGCAAGGCATGATACCAATGGAAATTACATGTCGGTTTGCTCGGTGACAGAAGCGGCGAATGCTGGTCCAACGATGGGGACTGTAGACGTTGATGCTACTTATGTGGTTGTCCAACGTTTCATCAATGGAATGTGGAATCAATTCATTGAAAGGATTGCTGATCGGTTTATCCTTGGAGCAGCTGTGAATACATGGGCTGTGGACTGTGCTCTTCAATATACTGGGAATCCAGCTACAACGATTACTGGACTTTGGCACTTGGTTGGACAGACTGTAACCGGACTTGCAGACGGAAAAGTGATTCCGCCACAGGTGGTTTCGGCTCAAGGGACGATAACGTTAAGCACGCCCGCTTCGGTTGTGGTCCTTGGGCTTGGTTATACTTGTCAACTTCAGACGCTTCGTCTTGATACTGGTGATCCGACGATTCAAAGCAAGCGAAAGAAGATTCCGGCCGTAACGGTTCGAGTTGAGGATGCACTTGGATTGACGATTGGAAAGACTTTTTCTGCTGGCTCACAGGTTTCAATGAAAGATCTTGTTGTTGGGAACGTTGG